TAATGTTAATACTAGTTCACCAGTAACATCAAAATCAGTATCAAGAAAACGAGCATAATCTGGATTTTTATCAACTGCTTCTAAAATAGCATTATTTCTTTCTTGAATTGCATTTCTTCGCTCTTCAAGAGTTGAAGCCTATTCAACTGCTTGTGAATATTGCTCATAAGTATTTTTTAATTGCTAAATAGATTGTGATGATGCTTTTGCTTCATCTGCTGTTTTCTGCATCTCCTCAGCGTATTTACGAGCTACATGTAATTGACCAGATGGAGTATATTTTTCCCAAGCTTTATATGCAGCAACAACTGCACCAGCAGCTACAGCAACAGTTCCTAAAGCAGTTGCTATACCAGCAATCCCTGCAGCAGTACTACCAGCAGAAACTCCGCCCCAAATATTGCCTAAAGTTTGCATCCCACCCCAGGCTTTTGTGGCAGCCCCACTTATTACTTTCCCAAGACCCGCAAATGGATTTAAAAACCCTTGTCCAAGTATTGAAAGCAATCCTTTACCAGACATGGCTTCTGCTTGTTGCCCATTAAACATAGCTTTAACCATGGCTTCTTTAATCGGAAGAGCTTCTTTACCAGTAAACATAGCCCCGATCTAACCAAATAAACCATTAGCTAATCCTTTACCAACATTTAACATGCCAAATAATGCTATAAGTTTAGTAAAAGTACCAATAACACTTCCAATACCAGAATCTAAAGCACCAAAACCACTAGTTAACTAATTTATTCCATTTAATAAATTAGTTAAAAAATCAACACCAGCTTTAACAAGGTCACTATTAAGAATACCCATAGCGAACTCATTCCAAGCGTTCTTTAAACGAGCAAGTTTAGATTCAAGTGACTCTTGTGTTTTAGCAAACTATTTCGCAGCCGCGCCGTTCGCATTATATGCTTCGCCAACCAATTCCTAAGTACGAGCATAGTCAGACATTAATGCAATAAAACGAGATTGTTGACGTGAACCAGCAGCCTATGTAGCAATATATCTTTGCTACATAGTAGTAAGAGAATCCCATTTAGAAGCTAGCTCCATGAATATATCATCAAGCCCAACTTCTCCTAAAAAGTATTTATTTAAATCAATACCAGCAGTACGAAGAGCCTAAGATACCTTATTAACATCAATAAGTTCTCCCTCATCATCATTGCCCTTTAATTCTCCTTCATTAACTAATTTTTTAACTTCTGAAAATCTTGCAACAACAGTTTTTAAAGCAGTACCAGCAGTTTCAGCAGATTCACGAGTTGTTTCAATAATCTGTGCCAAGAACGCTGCTGTTGTTTCAAATTCCATATTTGCACTATGAGCCAAAGATGCAACCTTAGTCATAGCTGTTGAAATTTCATCAACATTAGAAGCAGAAATTGCAGCTAATTTTGAATATACGTCATCAATACGCTATGCATTCGCAGTATTAATTTCCATATTAAAACCACGAATAGCATTAGTCATACGGTCAGTTGCAATAGCAGCATCAAGACCAGCAATACGAGCCATCTTCAATGTCTCATTAGACATTGCCATAACTTCATTGGTTTTTAAACCTTGCTGATAATAAAGAGTAGCGGCTTCATATGCAGCTTTGGTAGAAACGCCAAGTTCATTTGCGCGCTTCGTATATTCTGGAAGCTATGCCCACATATCCCCAACTGAAAAATCAGTTACAACTGCTGTTTCAGTCATAGCCGCATCAAGTTCTTTAATGGTCTAATAAGCTTCACGCATTGTGCGTTTTACTAATTGAATAGCATTGCTTAAACCGAAAAAAGTTTGAATTTTAGATTTTATTTGATCTACTTCACTATTAAATTGTGCTGCACCTTCAGCAGCATCAACAATCCCGTCTCGTGCTTCTCTTGCGCCTTCTCCAGTTTCATGAAGGCCTTGTCCAGCTTTATTAGCACCATCAATTATTTCTTTATAACTATCTTGGGCTATTTTGCCCATTTCTTTTGTTTTATTAGTTACTTCATCGGTAAGATCTTTAACTTCTACCTAAGCACTAGAAAAAGTTTCTATTAATTTTTTTAAAGCCTCTATATTACTATCTGCTGTCGCTTTTGCTTTTTCATTATAATTACCATTAGCAATTTGTTCTTGTTTTTGTTTTACTTTTTCTAAAAGCTAAATAGCTTCTTCAATTTCTCCATTATTAAATAATTTAATAGCTTCTTGCGCGCCAGCTTTCGCACCTTTTGATTTTATATTATCTAATTCAGTTGCGATTTTATCAAGCTTGCCAGTTGTAACATCTGAAATTTGTTGCTATAATTCTTTAATATTTTCTTTTAATTGCTAAATTTTCTAAAGTTTATTATCATCTAATTTTATAATTTTAGATAAATCAGTACTGCTATTAATTTCAGACTAAATTTTAGCAATAACATCTTCAACTTTAGTAAAATCTTTTATAACATTATCAATGGCTTTTGTAATACTATTCGCATCAGTTTTATTCTAAATACCTTTTCCAGCTTTAGATTCAAAATCATTAACTGATTTAATTAAATCATTAATATTTTTATTAAAGCTTTTTTGTAAATTATCAGGTAATTTAATATTTTTAAAAGCACTTTGTAAATCATTAACTTTATTTTTTACATCACTAGCATCAAATAAAGCTTTAATATTAAGCGTAAAATCTTGATTTCTTGCCATTTCAACACCCCATATAAAATAAAATCAGCATTAGCTAAAACTAATGCTGACCATCTTACATATCACTATCTATATCATTATTCAAGAAATACATTTCCATTACATAACTATTTCTTCTTGAATCGGTGGGTACACCTTCCGCATTAAAATTCCCAACTACCGGATTTGCCTATGCACCCAATCTCATAGATAAGCCAGACATTAATTTTAGTTTTGGAATCTTAATAATTCCTGTTGTAATAAGTCCAGACGTATCGTCCTTTACTCTCGTTCTTCCTTCTAACTCTAAAAATCCCTATAAAAATTGCTAACCAATTTTTGCTACAGTTGCACCATCTTCATAATTATATCTATACCGCATTATCACATTTTTATATGGTTCTTTTATTTTAAAATGAATACCAGATGGTTCAACTTCTATTTTATTTCCACTTTCTTTATCATATACAAAAATCTAATCAACTGGAGTTTTAGTCGGCCGCAAGATACCAATTTCATCACTCTCAAGTTCATCATCAAAAGTAATTAATAGTGGCTCTTCATTTGAAACTGATATAACTTTTGCATTATTCAATAATCCAAATTGTGTTTTTGAAAAAACTCCCTAAGTGAAAGAAAATCGCATTGATTTGGTAGTTTCCCAAAAAACGTGTCCTCTATTATCATATCCACCTCGCGCAGCGACATATTCTTTAATTTCATTAAAATTACTTAATTGAATTTTATCAAAAACAGCGATGCTTTCTCCAGTATTAAATTTAACTCCATTTACTTCTATATCATAAGTAGCTTTTAAATGCACATTCTCTAAAACTTTAAAAGAACCTATATCCATACCTTTACCTCCAAAATAAAATAGCGAAGGAAGTTTCCTTCCTCCGCCGTTTATAATTAATTCAATTAACCTGCAGAAGGATCTTCAAGATCATACTGCACTAATTTCATCATTTCGCCAGATTCTGGACGAAGAACAGTCAGGTTCATATTAAAGGTTGAAGGATCACCTTCAGCTTCAAGAGTAATGGTCTGCTCAGCAGTTAACTTAGCCTTAGGAACAATAAACTGGAAGAATTGGTCACGGCCATCAACGTCAGAACGAGAATAAGTATCGCCCTGGACATAATATGTACCTGGGAAGGTATCGCCAGAAACAGTAATGGTCTTGGTAGTAGCCTTTACCCAATAGGTAAACATAACTTTGTGGCCATCAAGATTTTTACCAGTAGGAACATCAATACCTAAAGTATATAATGATTTTAACTCAGACTCAGAAAAATCACCATCAAGAACTGAACCGTCTTCATCATATAACTTAGAGCCTTCCCCAGTAATAGTAAATGCAAGTTGACCATTAATTTTTACTTCACCAGCAGGAGCAGTTGCATTAGTACCTAAATATAACTTCACACGTTTGCTACCTTCAGTTGCATCATAAACATCAGCGGTAATATAATCATTAACTAGCTTAATCTTACCTTCTGCAGCGGTACCAAGACGTGCCACAGCAGTCTTACGAATATATCCACCAGCGCCTTGAGCAACGTTACCATCACCCATCATAATAGCCATGGATTTAGGACTAAACAGAGCATCTTCAAGAGTAAGAGTGATCTCCTTACCGTAGTCCCAAGTAATCAGTTTGGGGTTACCTTTACCACCACGAGCATCAACCTGCTCAGCAGTCTGCTCGATTGTAGATACCTTCAGAGTATCAAGAAATAGTACAGGAGCACCAGGAGTACCATCAGAATTAATCTTATAGAATGTTACGTCGGCAACTTCTTTAATGCCGTAACGATCTAGAATACTAGCCATTTAAAATGACCTCCTATATTATAAATCTTCAATATTTCTAATCCAAAATTGCGGTTTTACTTTTTTGCTATCCGCACCAGCAATTAAAGACTATATATCAATATCATATTTCTATTTCTCTTGATAGTATCTCATAATAACTGATATGGCGGCCTAGCTTAACTCTCCGACATTAAGTGGAGTTATTCCAATACCCATACAACAAATTGATGCCAAAGTGGCTCCTAAAGTAAGCGCATTTTTAGATTTTGCTTTAACTCTATCGCGCAAACGAGCTTTTGCTTTAAAATATTTTACTTTAGGATTCTCATTTGGATTATATGGTTCAACTTCTTTTTCACCTATCGCACGCCGAAGCGCATTTTGAAAATCAAAGTAATTATTTTTATCTATGATTCGTAAGTCTTCAACAGATTTAGCTTTTGGAAGAGTCTCTTTTAAATCACCAATAATAATTATTTGTTGATCTAGTAATAAAATTGCTGGTTCTTTAATAAAAAACTCTATCCCTTCAAGAATAATTTTTTTTATACGATAATCTTTAGCTAATTCAAATAAATACCCAAGTGGAGTCGGAACAGACTCCATTGGTATTTTCTATTCAGCAAATTCATCTTCAATATCTTCTTGACTACTAAAAAAAAGCTTTTTATAAACTGGATAATTAGATTCAGATAAAATTTCTTTTACTTTTGGCGGGTAAATTTTACAAACATTCTAAAATTGAAAAGGAATACTTAAAAAAGAATAGCTATCAATCATAAGATGTTATATAATATACCATTTCATAACTGCATATTTCATCAGTCATAAAATTAACTTGAAAATCTCCGCCAGACATTTTACCAAGACCATCAATAGTTTTATTATTTAAAGATTTATGAATTTCACCCATTATAGCAAAAGGTCGCAAATTTGAGTCTTTTATAAACCATTGTGTTAATGGAACAAAAACTTCAATAGCAATTTCAAAATCTCTAAATTCTCCATTACCTGGATTACTGTGACCGCGCACTACACGCATAGTTACCATACTCTGCGCTGTTTCTTTACTACCAATTCTTGGGATGACTTTTATTAATTTTTCATAAACATCATTTTTAATTTGCTCAGAAGTCAAAGCTTCTTTGTTTAATGGGTCTTTATCAGTATAATAAAGAAGTTTTACTAAATCTTCATTACTCTATAAACGAGAAACTATTTTTTGTAAATTGGGGCCTAAATCTTTTAAATTTCTAGTACCAGTAGCCATCACTCTTGACCTCCATTAAACCAGAAGTAATCTTCTGAATCATCTTCCTATTGTTTCTCTGGCGGCGGCGTCAAATCAAATTCATAAACAGGATCAACACTTACAAATTCAACACCAGGAGTAGACTAAATATCAAAACCAGTTACACGATAATATTCTTGTAATGGTTTTTCCCCAATAATAAAGTAATCATCAATTCTCAAATTACTATTAGTGGGTATAACAAAGAAACTAAGCTTTAAATTTTCTTCATATATTGTATCCATGCGCGAGCGTGAACGAATTTCATTTTTAAGCATATTATCTTCTTGCCCATACATATAAGCATAAGATTCCTGTTCTGATCCATCGCGCGCGGTCCAATGTAATAAATGTGTCATCTTTAATACAATATATCTATTATATCCACTAGCTTTTATATTTTCAAGATAATAAATCATCCATGGAATTTCAACATTATCCTTATTAGGAATCATTAAAATAGTTCCATTTGGAATATTTAAATTTATATTAGTTAATAAATACTATCTTGTTTCACTATTATCTTGTTTATTTCTTTCTAAACTACCAGCATAATGCTGGCCCTTATACATAAAATCTACTCTATAAACAGACTTTAATAAATAAAGATCAAATAAATGTTCTCGTTCCCCTTGAATACGAGACTGATAATCATTACCAAAGCGGTTTAACCGCATTTTATAAATATCAAAATAACTCATAATTTTGATAGCAGACTCATACAGTCAAAAACTGTACTTCTGAAATATTCATAACTTAAGTAACGAAGTGAAGAAATTTTTGTATATAATCTATAATAATTTATCGTTTTATGGTCTTCTGGATAAGACATTAACTCAATTAAAATCGAATCTAAAAACTTTTGCCACTCACGGCCTTTCTCATATTCACAGAGTAAACCAAATAAACGATTCTTTAAATTATTATTATATCCTTCTAATACATCAGCCATCTATAGCAGTCGCCATTTGAGTATAATCAAAAGGCTTCCTCTTTATAGATCTATAATACACAGCCTCTAACCTAGCTGCGTTTTTCTTTTCCTATACCAACATCTAATTAAACTTATCAATTAAGTTCGCCTGTGAAAAATCTCTCTCATCATAAAGAGGCTTCACATTTTCCCAAGTTAGTATAGTACGATTTAACCACTCACATTTCATATAAGTAGCTAAAATCTAAATTTCTTCGTTACTTAAATCTTCTTCAAACTTTTCTGTGCCAGTTTCTTCATCAGTAATGATTTCAAGAGAAACGCGTGGAAACTTAAACCATGGGAGCGCGCCGTATAAGATAGCTTTCCAATCTTCTTGCATATCTTCTTCTTCCCATACAGCCCATTCGTCATCCAGCATCTTCGCCAAGAAAGCATCATAAACTACTTGTAGATCGGTCATTTATTATCCCTCCCTAGCAATTTGTTTCTGAAATTCAATCC